ACAGCAAATGGTCTAATGTAGTAATCGCCAGATTCATCATATGTTCTTCTTGCAAGTTCGTCTTTGAAAATATTATAATCTGTTTTGTTAACTAATTTTTCAACAACTCCATCTTTTACACGCAATAATTCTACAAAATCAGCATCTGCATTATCTGTGAGAGTTTTCTTGGTAAGAGTTGCAGTTATTCTAAATCTATCTGCGCCCGGAGCAGATTCATTTGAAAATCCTTTTGCATTATCGAATAGATCGGGATTTTCAGAAGAAGCGGTTACAATATCTTCTGTAATCTGAAGACCTACTTTGAAACTAGGTGAATTACTATATTGATCTAAAATTACAGTGCTTCCGGGTACTTTTATAAAATATCCTCTAGCAAAAAATACCCCTTCATTTACTGAAGATGAAGAACCGATTTTTGTAGACTCTGATGCAATACATCTTGCAAATAAATTATTTGCAGTAATAGTAGTTGACGAAAAGTTAATATCTTCTAATGTAATTAAATTTTCACCATCTTGAAATTCTGCTGTTACGCCATCAGTGCCAGAAGCAGTATATTTAATGTATAGAGTATCAAAAGAGTCTTCAGATTCAATATTTGTGAGACAATTTACTACAGTTGCTGTAACACCAGAAGTCTCACCTTGAATTTCAATATTATTATCCTTTAAATATGAAATATATGAACTAACAGGAATCTCTAAGAAAGTAGGATCGATTCTAATTGCAAAATACTTGTTATCATAAAATACACCACCAGGAACAACCATTGACCCTTCTTTAAAGAAGTGTTGTCCAAACTTTTCAATCTGTCCTTGTAGAATAGATTGTAATGTAGTTAGTTCCCTGGATTGAATTGGAAATCCAGGTTTGAACAATACCTTATTATAATTCTTGTCTTCATTAAAATCATCAAAATAAGGAGAGACATTTAGATTGGTGTTCTGGGTCATGTTCTTAGAACTCTACTACGATTTTTACTTCTTCTTTTTGTGAGGACGACCTAGTTATAGGTGCTCTGTTATCAATGTAAATAATATCACCTGAGTACTTCTCAACATCTGGATTTGCTTTTCCACTGGTAAAAGTTTGTCCTAAATCAAATATTCTTCCACCAGTAGTTATACTTGAACCATTAAATGATGTATCAGGTTGCAGAATGGATTGACTAGTATTGTCAAATACTGCATCAGCGCAATTGATTGCAGTTGCTATTCCTGTAAAATCAAACTGTCTAAAACCATTATTTGCAATTGTTGATAAACCGACAGGTTGATAATATCTCAAAACACCAGTATCAGGATTCCAAGAAGCAACATAACCAACTGCTGTTTGACCAGAACCAACTGTTTGTCTAATTTCAGCATTTGCTGGATAAATGATTCCAGATGTGACACCTATGCCTGTAGGTGTTAGTTTCAATGCACTAAGATTGGTCGCGGTAGAACTATTTAGATTAGCAGTTGAACTTCCATATTCGGTTGGGTTTCTAACAAGACCAACTCTTGAGAAAGTATTTCCAATCACATAATCAGGATCACTATCATATTTGGAGTAAACCATGACTCGATATGAACCTAACTCACGATAAATATCCGCTCCATGACCATTTTTTGGTGGAATTGAAACCTCAAATTCGGCACCACCACCAGCAAGTACATCTTTATTGCCGGAAGAGGTGGTGCTAAAATTAATAAATGCTCTAGTATAATTGGTTCCAGGAGATGTAACACTAATTGTGTCAACCCTTCCAGCAGTAATAGTAATGGAAACTTCTCCACCAGTGCCATCACCAAGAATTGGAACATTTGCCACTGTGCCCGATGCTCCATCTGGATCGATTGAGTATCCTGAACCTCTGTCTTTAATGGTTACAGTTTCGATTCTTCCCTTAACAGCAGCATTTTTTACACTTGCAGTATTAGCATCCCCCCAATTTGAAGGAAGTGGCATATATTTTTCTGTAGTAAATTTAACAATATCTGCGGGAGAAATTGTATAAAGATACTTCCAGAGGTATCCATCACTTCCTGCTTGTTGAGGTACTGTATCAACAAAGTTTGGTTCATCCAATGATCTTTGACCATTTGGATTATCGGGATTTGTTCCGTTATTAATACAAATATAAACTTTAAATTCAGAGTTTACAACGTAAAAACGAGATTCATATAATGTCTTAGAACTAGTTTGTGGTGCTCCATTAGTAATGTCATAATCGTTTCTGTACATATCATATGTTATGCCAGAAGTCCAATTAATTCTTGGCACAATTCTTGCAACATCATTGATTCCAACTCTTTTCAAAAAGAGCATAGAATCATAATATCTGTCTTCTTGTTCAAATGAGTCTCTTGGATCCGGGGGACTCGATGACCAAGTGCTAGTTCCATATTCCTCAATATCTACATTTGATGGATCTGGATGTCCTAAAAATGTATAATAAAAATTAGAGGTTGTACCAATTCCAGTCAGAGATTTTGCAAAGGTCTCTGCATTTAATATTCTAAATTGGTCAGTAATTATGGCAGGCATGTCTGTCCGATTTTTGATTATTTATACTAAAACTAGTAACCTACTCTTAACTGAGAAAGTCTAGATACGTGTGCAGACGTATTTATCCCGGCAACACCATTTGTATTATGGAAAGTGAATGATTTTGCAGTTCCTACAGGTCTAGTTCCTGTATTTATCTTACCCCAACTATAAGTACCATAAGATGCAAGATTAGTTGGTTGTGTGAGGGTATTGATTCCCGCCAAGGACTGTATATTAGCAGATACTACAATTCCAGATGCAATTCCTGCAGGTACTACCTTTGCAGCACGATAAACATTATCAACAAAACTCGTACTGACTGCAACAACATTGTTCACATCACCATCAATTGATGTGACTCCAGCACCAAGAGTGGTATTTCTAATTACAAAATAATCACCTACAGAAATACCTGGGTTTTGAACCTTACCATTAGCAACAGTTGAGCTATAAATTCTTGGATCTGGGAAAATAGTAAATTCAATCTTTGGTGTGTTAGTTCCAATTCCTAATGCACTTGCTCCGATAGCAGTAACATTTCCAAAATCACCATCATATGTGACTGATTCAATCTTTTCAACAACTGCGGTAGTTCCAAGTCCAACAATTCTGATATTATTTTGTATTTGAGCAAGATCATCAACTTGTGAAAATGTCCAACAATCTTCAACATATATTTCAGTATCAGTCGAACTGACGGGAGCAATCACGTTAGTTGATGGGAAATATAGAGGTTCAAGGTAAGATCTTTCTTTAGAAATAACTTGACCGTCAATAATGAGATCCGAAGTTTGCTTGGTCCACTCTACAGGTCTTAAGAATGATGAATCAGTAACAATACCAACACCACCATAAGTTTCAGTTTCAACTGTATCAGCAGCAATTAGTTCATATATGGTTCTTTCACTTTGACTAGGAGTGAAATCCTGTTTTTGTAGTCTTAATCTGTCACCAGGTTTTACTGTTTCTTCAACATCAATTTCTTGATAGTCTAATGAAGAACCAGCATAGAAATATATTTTGAATCTGCTTCCTGCTTTTGGAGCTTCATTGAAAGTAAATCTTGTTCCACTAGTAAACACATAATCAATTCCTGGTCGCTGAAGAACATCGTTTAAGAAAACTAAGAAATTATTTTGAAGAATAATTCCCGAATTTGGTTGTGCAACAAGACTATAATATTCTGTTGTAACTTTTGTTCTAGTTATGAGGAATGTTTTTCTAGCACCATTAAACTGATTACTAAAATCATCTAGTTCAAGCAATTGACCAAATGCCCATCCAGCAAACTTGTCTTGGTACTTATTTCTAACAGTGATACTAAAGTCAGTAGATCCAACTCCAACTGGATTAAATGGCAGACCAGTTAAGAATAGTTCATCTCCAACTTCATACCCAATGCCACGATTTGACATGTTAAATTTAATAATACTACCACCAGTACCAACAACAACGTCCATTTTGGCGTCAGTACCTGAACCACCAACCAACGTAAGATTTTTATATGGTCCAGGTTCATCTGTGAATACTAGGGGTGGTGCTGCCTGACTATATCCAGTTCCGCCCGACACAACAGTAAATCCAGTAATTGTTCCTGCAGCGCCAACAGTTGCAGTAACCGCAGCACCGCTTCCGCCACCAAGTGTATCTGCAATCGAAACGTTTGGTGGGAATAAGTGTCCAGCACCACCAGAGCGAACACCTGTGGTGCCCACACCAACAGTGACTCCTGTAATTACACCGGAACCATTTACAACTGCAGCACCAATAGCACGAGTAGGAACTTGATAATTGCTACCAACACCAACTGCAAATTCATTAATCATGCCACCACGAGGAAGATCCTTATTTGCTTCTTCACCAGTAAACTGAATGTCTTCTCCACTACCCGTTTTAATAACTCTATAATCAGACTCTTGAATAGAACCAACATCACCAAAGAATGGTTTTTGGAAAATATTATTAATTAAAACTGCACCAAAATTGGTGGTAATACCAGTAACTCCAATGCCATTTCTAAGAATGTTGAATTGTTTTTTAGTTCCATCAAATTCTTCTGAAACATCATCCATAATAACATTAGTATCATATTCTAATCTGTAATAGATTCTTCCAGAGAAAGTTGAGTTAGTTGTCAAGTTTCCAATTCCAGCAGGTCCATATGGTGGATCGCTGAAGTAAATTTTACCTTGATTGATTCTATAGTCCCCTGAGACGATAGTAGTAGCGGCACCAACAGTGTGTGCGACAGCAACAGTACCCATTGCTCCACGTTGGACATTAAGTATGTTAGTCGCTCCTATACCGACCAAATCAACTTTTAAAATTTCATCTTCAATTCTAATAATAGACTTACCTGCAATGTTTGATACATCTGTTACTGAAATCTGTGTTGAACCAATTCCAACTGAAGATGCCAAACCAACAATAACATCTTTTCTTGCAAGAGGACTTTGGATAACATTATCAATTGTTATAATGCTTCTAGAAGATGCAAGTTCAGTTTCCACTGAAAGTGACTGAGTAATACCAATTCCGGTAAAATTGGTAATTGTCATTGCTATTCCTGCACCAGCAAGTGCGTTTGCTTCACTGATAGCAAGTTTGAAAGTATCCTCACTTGTTCTAATTGCATAGACAAATGATGGCATTAAATCAGTAGAAGCAACACCAGGAGCACTATCGGTTACGATTCCAATAGATGAACCAGTATTAATTCCAGCATTTGTTGGATCATATAAAAGTCTTTCACCAGTATTGAAATTATGATCATTTATTGTAAATACACTTTCAGTGCTAATTCCAGTTGCAGGGTTAAATGTGTTATGAAGAAGAGGATTACCCCCATTAAGTATGGCAAATGTACTTAATCCTACGATTCCACCACCAACACTCGTTGTTACACCAGTAAATTGGGGACTGATGTCATCAATCATAAGAACTTTATTGGTCCTAGATTCGTTATAATCGGTAATTACTTTAGAATCAAATATAATGAGTTTAGATAAATTAGGTGCATCTGTATCTTCTGAAGCAAGGTCATAACTCATTCTTGTCTGTACCGATGCATCGCTAACTATTTCAACATTAAAGTTAATCTCCGTATCGGGAGGAGACATATTAACTTTTTCCGGAGGCGTATTAATAATTTGATAATCCGAGAAATTCTTATACCCGGCAGTGTGATCCAAACTATCAATGGATTCTTTCCATTTTTCTAATGCAATTTCTCCACGAATGCTATATGAAAATCTTTGATAATAATCATTATCATGAATTCTTTGAAGATCGTCATTTAATCTACCAATATTATTTGCCCATATACCACTATCTTGAGATGTACTTCCTACCTCTAAATCAAAATCAAATTTTTCTATTTCTGAAATAGTTGCTTTAAAGTTACCTACATTTCCACGAATTACCGATGACTCAGTAAATTCCCCATTAATGTCTGAAATTCTTAAAGTATTTGTAATTTCATCCCAACCATTTTTTGCAACAATACCAAATATACTTGGATCATTAATATCAATAACTTTTTCTCCCTCTGTGAATCTCACATTTCTAAATTCAGGAGTAAATGCTGCTAAATGATTATTTTTAATGACCCTACCAAACTGTGCATTTTGAGCAAGGTTATAGTTTCCACCAGTAGATCCAATACCAGCAATAGAATAACTGATACTTTCTGTTCCACTAACTGTATTACGAGCACTTATAATGAAAGTTTTAAAACCATAATCACTTGAATTATATCCATCTGCATTGTCAGTAATCTGAACATTTTCTACATATATTTCATCTCCAATTTCAAAGGGGAAAGTGACAAATCCATTTACAGGTGCTTTTAGTGAAAGAGTATTTACCTGTGAATTGGAAACTGCATTAATTATGCTAACTCCGTTTGAGTTATTTGTTGGTATAATTCTAAGATCTTCTTTTAGATTACTATCATTAACAATGATATCTACTGTTTCGACAGATCCACCTTGAAGGGTTGAACTTGTAACAATTGTACTATTTCCAATGGCAACTATCGATGGTGGTGTAATATAATTTATTCCAGAAGTAACAATACCGATTGAATTTAATGTTCTAGTATTGATAAGTTTAAGAACAATATTGCTATCTGCTTTTGGTTTGAGAGTTTTATCTTCCAAATATTCGATACCTTGATCATCAACCGAAGTATCTACAATTTCACCAATTTCAGTACTGACTACTTTAAATTCTGCACCTTTTCCTAAGGTAGTTCCAACAGATACAACTATTGGAGCAGTTTTAATATTAATGCCAGGATTTACAATTTTAACTGAATGTATTCCACCAATTTCAGTCTTTGAATTAGTGGAGTAAGTTGCAGTGCTGAATCCTGCAGAGGTATATGATGTTGTTTCTGCAGACCCAACTAAGGTAAACCCAAATTCAGTCGATGCAATCGACGTAATTGTATAATTTTGATTAAATTTTGAATCTACTATAGAAATTTTAGAATACTCACTTACATTTTCATCAACAGACGATGGATGGGTGTCCGTGAAGTTACTATCATCACCTTCAAGTCTATAATAAAATTCTTTTAGTAAATCATTGTTAATGTCCAACACAATTTTTGTATTAGGATCATTATTACCGATAATGGAGTTTCCATTTACATCGACGGGTTTTTTAATTAGTTTGGACTCATATCTAGAATTAAACTCTTCATCAATATAGAAGTTAATATCAAAATTATCGAGACTTGTATCTTTGACATCAAGTTCTAGTTTTCCACCATTTAGAACATTTAGTCTTGGATTTACTTTTGATATTTCATGAGTTCCAGACCCTTGCTCAGTTATGGTAATATTTTGATATGGGAATACTTTTGAATTGAAATCTGATTCTGCTAATCTTAATCTATTATCAGTTATTTTAATAACATGATACTGTCTATTATTCTGTAGGGGTGTTGCAACTCCAACGGCATTTGTGTAAATTACAACATCACCTGTTTTCAAACCATGATTTTCAATAGTGATTTCTGATGTTGTTCCAGTTGCAATTCCTGCAGGAACAAATGTTTTAGGATCAACTACAAGTTTTTTGAGAGTTTGGTTATATTTTAATATAGATGTTTGAGTTTTGCTTGGGATAACATTAAATCTTACTTCATCACCCAAACTTAAATTATGCGCCTCGTCAAGGACAACATTAGCGGAAACTTTTTTAACTATTCCAGTAAGATTGGGTTTTGTCTGAGATAATGTATGATTAGTTCCCGTTGAACTATTGACGAAGAAAATAGAAGAGGAAGCAACTCCAGCTCTTGATGTAGACAATCCAATAAAATCAGTTCCCACATTTACGGCAAAAAGATCAACGCTAGAAATGTCAAATGCATTCGTCAAACTAGCGGTAGCAGATGCATTAATTGTTCCTCCAACAGAAACAAGACTCAACTTATCACCCGTGTTAAATCTATGGTTTCTAATATAAATTGCTCTAGGAGGAATAGAAACAGTTATATTTGCACCTCCAGAAGTTCCAACAACAACTGAAGTATAAGTAGAACCTATACCAACAGCAGAAACAGCAAAGTTTTCTGTGCTATTGAAACTTATATTATTATTTTCTAATTTTTTATCTATGTCAAAGGTGAACCTTTGAAGTTGTTTGATTACTGCAGTTCCTGCTGCGTGACCACTTGCTGAACTGCCATTAACGGCTCTAGTAACTCTATATCTGTTATTAGCAGCATCAATGGCAACAATTTGCATTAATTCATTACCAATTTTTAAAATTTCATTTCTTTGGAACTTACCAGTGAATGTAGAATCGGATAATTGAATATCTGTAGTAAAACCAGTGACTGTTGTATTAGCAATTGCAACTGAAACACTACTATTAACAGAATTTAATTCAATTTTCTTAAAACCTTCAATATTCTTATACAATGCAGATGATATTCCTGAAATCTCAATAATATCATTGTTTGAAAAATCATGTGGAATCGTAGTAATACCAGTTACTACATCATTTTCAACACTGAAGATAGTATTTTCTAATACTATATCGGAAGTAGTGATATTAGAAATATTCCTTCCTACAATTTCACCAATTTCCGTATCAATTGATAATTCATTTAAATTAACTTGTTCTCCAACTCTATAATCAGAACCAGAATTTGTTGGAATGACAGAATCAATTCTATTGGATTTTACTTCGTTTACACTAAGTTGTGGTGTTGAGTTGAGAGGATCATTTAAGAAAGGATATCTTCTAAATGAATCTCTGACTCCAAGATGAGTTACATTTCTCTTGTATGAACCATCATTTAAAGTTGAATCATTTTGATCTATGAAAGCATTATAATTGAATGCATCAGTCTCATTGTAGTGTGATTTTGTAATATATGGATAAGAAACACTATCGCTTGCATTTAGTGTTGAGAAATATGCATATGTTCCATTGGGGAACTCTGGAGTTATACAGAATCTTCCATTATACTCATCAAGATCACCATTTGCCTTATAAACGTAATCTTGAGTGAAGAATCCTTCAGTAAGTGGTTCTTCAGTAGGTGGTCTGAGTAATGTTGAAGTTTCCTTATCTACTACATAACTTGACTGTAATTTTTTCTTACCACCAGAATTTCCGTCAGTATAAATTGCAAATGTATTTCCATAAGGACCATAAATTGGATTACCATCATATGCCCATCCTATAATTGGAGAGTGATTTAGACCAGTAGTTTTCTCATCTCCATTGACATCAAGATTATCATTCAATAATGTACGTAGTTTTTTGCCTGCATAGAAAGAAACTACTTTACTTTGTTTTTCCGTCAAATTAGATTTAATTTTGACTAAATCTCTATTATTTTTAATAGCAAGAACGTGTGAATATCTTTTAACGTTATCAAGTTTCCATTCATGTATTTCTGCATTTAATTTTCCGCCAGATCCAGTTGGAATTACTTCAATAGTTGTGTCTTTTGTATAACCAGTGCCTGGGTCAATAATATCAATTGATGTTATAGAACCATCAACAATATTAGCAACTAATTTTGCTAATCTGCCTTGACCAATAACATTGACCGTTGGTGGAGTAGTATATTCGGAACCTGAATTTGCAATATAAATTGAAGTTATTTGACCATTAGAGACAATAGGTTTAATATCTGCATCTTTTCCTGTTTCAATTTTTACATTTGTATCTTTTTGATAATTGATTAAATTTGTTACACCGTAACCTACTCCACCATTTCTAATGAATACATTATCAAGTTTTCCACGAACTACGGGAATAGCAGTAGCATTATAATACGCAGGAGTAACTGTGGTGTCTCCAATAGAAACTAATCCATTAATTTCTACATTAATACTTGGATACTGGAATGTATGAGTTCCTACACCAACACTAGTGAGATTTTCATACAATTTTCGTTCATAATTGACACTACTAATAGATGATGCTGTTCCTGCTTCGCTCAAATAAAATCTATCAGCATCTAAAACAGTTACTTTATAATTCACCCCTGTTGATAATCCAGCAATAGCAGTACCATCAAATGAATATTCTACATTATCTCCACTCTTAAATGTGTGGTTTCTTGCATAGATGTAGTTATCTTCAATATTGACTCCAACAAAACTGGAATATAAATTCTTTTGATTAGTTGGTGGCCAAGATACTGCATCAACAACTACCTTTTTATTGGAAAAATCGTCAGTAGAATTTGAAATGACAATTCTATCAATAATTTTTCTAATTTTATTAGATCTAAAACTATGCTGCAGAGTTCCATCATTTGTAAAATCAATTGTTCCAATACCTGCTAATGCATTCTCTTTTGATGTGTGAAGTGTTAGTTCTGTACTACCAATTGTTGAAAGGAAATATACTGCATCAACTGTCAATCTATCTGTTCCAAAACCAACAGCAGTGCTTCCGATTCCAATAGGAGTTCCTGTACAAGAATATACAACTTCTTCACCATTTATGAATCTGTGATCAGAAATATTAATTTTATTGTCAGCAACATTTATAGCAAATTCATTGAAAGACTTAGAATAAGTAAATCCTCTCATTCTTGCCTCTGCAAGCGCCTCTGTTCCATTTCCTCCAGAGATTGTTACAGTAGGAGTGTTTTCATAATTAAAACCAGGATTGGTAAGAATAACATCTTCAATTTTTCCTGTAAACTGTCCATAAAGAACAGCATCTGTTCCATTGCTATTATCTGCTGATATTTTTGGTGGATTTATGATATCATAATCACTTCCATTATTCAAAATATTGATAGCATCAATCTGACCATAGAAAATTGAGTCCTCTCCAACTGGTGAGTATAATTCAATACCATTTACTGAAACACCAACTGGACCAACTATATCTTTATGTTCAGTTGCTGGTTTTGGATTCTTGTATATTCTCTTGAAATTATTTTGATTGACTAAATCTAGTTCAAATAAAGAAGATGGGGTTAATTTGTGTATATGAGTCGATGAAATAGTTGAAATGCCAGTAATATTAAAATAGACCCCATTATTAAGTGAGGCAAGACTTGATGCTAACTTAATCGTATTACTATTTACTTTTGAAGCATAGTAATTTCCTGTTGAAATGCCACTTGCTCCAGAAATTAATTGATAGTATAATCTTTCACCATCTTTAAAGTTATGATCTGGAATAGTAATTGTATTATCTGTTACATTTATTTTCGTAGATGGAAATTCCTTAGATCTATCGGTAATACTTACGTCATTATACCCAGGATAACCTGAAAACGCTACATATGTGTTTTTGTCATTATCAACAAACGTATTTTGAATATTTGATAAAACACCTTCAGAGTTTAAATTTGAATTTGCAAAATCGAGTTTTTTTCTTACAATATATTTTTGATCTGGTAATAAAGAACCACTATTGATTTGAAACTCAGTTCTGCTATTAACCGATGAAACTAAGCGATTTGATTCTACAACGCTATTATCACTCTCCAATAAAATATCCACATTGTCCTCAACATTAAGATAATGATTTCCTTGTGTTTGGATGAGTGTTGAAGATGGAGTGTTCTCCACATTCATATATGTTACATTATTGTAAAACCACTTGTTAAATCTAACATCGTCTTCATCTATTTTTTCGCCAAGATGCTTAACTGAAATTAAATCATTTTTTCTAAATTGACTAGTAGTATTTGCATTCTCTGCAAGTCCTACAACAGTGCCAACAACTCGCATTGTGACAAGTTTATCCATGTCATTATCTTCATAACCATATACAAAATTATCATCAAGGATAATATCACCTTCTATGAGAGTTGTCGATAAACCTACGCAATTAAAGAATTGATTAGCACTTTTTCCACTGTAAGTTACTTCAACATAATCCCCATTCTCATTATTAAAAAATGATCCACTTTCAGGGAATCCAATAGTGGAATCTACGGTTAGGGTTGTATCAGTAACACCAACTCCTAAAACTCTAGTCTTTTTACTGACTTTAAAACTATTTTCAATTGAATTTCTACTAAAAAAGATTTTATGATATTTTTTATTGCCTAAGAATACATCTTGCCTTCTTCCAACCACACCCTTTGCAGTTGGATTTGTGACAGAACCCTGCAATAGAGTCGTTTCTTGAAGTTTTGATGCATTTCCACTAATAGATTCAGCAACTATAATATCTGAAAGTTGAAAATCAGCAGTTGAAGCTTGAATTGTACTATCAAATGGTTTTAAAATCTCAACAAACTTACCAAAAAGAACAGAAAACAGAATTTTTAGTGAAGTGTCAGTTCCCTTTGAACTATAAAAATCTCTTGCTCTTGAGAGTATGTTATCGATATTAACACTTTCAAATTTTCTATCTTCAATTCCTGGTAAAAATATTTTTTTATATTTTTTGAAAAATTCTGCTAAAAATACTAAACTAAGATTAGTAACAGATGAACCCTTTGCATGAAAACTGGTGTTAGTATTATTGAACTTTAAAAACTCAGAATTACCATTTCCACTAATTTTATCAATACCAGAAAATCCCCTAATACATCCCGTAAAAGCAAAATGAGTTGCCGTTGGAAGTGCAGTTGCATCTAATGGATTTGTATCTGTTAATGAATAAACATCATTCAGAATAGTTGTTTCATCAGAAATTGTAATTGTAGTAGTGTTCTTAACTTCTGTAACGTAGTACACTTGTCCCGCTACAACAGAAGAAAAAGACTTATCAAATATAATACTTTGATTTTCAAAAGAATTTAAACCAGTACAAGATGAAAGTTGAATGGTATTGTCTGTTGAATTAAAACCAGTAACCTTTTGAGCATATGATGTCTTACCAGTATATGTAAAAATTTCATTATTTACTTTTACGATTCCATTTTTTGGTAAGAATCCTAAATGATTATCAACTTCAATAGTGCTTGCAAGGTTTGATACAAATTTAGTCAGTTTTGGGGTAGTTTGAGTAAACTTTAATTTTACAAAACTATCAATATTTTTTAAATCTGCAATATTTTCAGCAAGATCAATTGTTCCGTACTCATGCTCCTGAGACAGATAGTATTGTTCCAAAAACTCTTTAAAGAGTGGATTGTCATCTAAAATAAATTCTGGAAGTTGACTTTCCAGAATATTGGAGATTTTTACTTTACTATCTGACATTTCTTATCGAGTAAATTTCGTGCTGCTGGTGTAACTTGAAGGAGGGACATAATTGCCACCAGATCTACTTGATCCAGAGGTAATTAGATCTTCTTTAAGTGTTAAAACACTTTTTCCTGTAGTATCTAGGACAATATAAAGGTTCTCTTTTGCGACGATATCATTTGACTCTGGTGTTACTCCAATTTCAATACGATTAGGTAGTGAAGTCGATGTAATATTAATTGGAAACAGAATAATTTCCCCTTTTACATAATCAATAGTTCCTGCCTTTTCGATAACAGTTAAAATTTCATTATCTTCTCCAAAACTAATGATTGAAATCGATCCGGTCTTCGGTGATGCTTGAAGTGGTCTTCCTGGAATTGTGATGTCAGTATCAGGAACATCAGTTAAGAAAAGAGTTCCACTAATACCCTCAACTGTAAAACCAGAGGATCTAACATTAAATCCTTCAACCTCAGCATGAAACTTATTTGCATAGCAGAGTTCATAGTTTGCAAGAGTATTGAATGCAGGGACCAAATTTCTTCTTATTACAAGATTAGTAATATTTGAAGTAATTCCATCATCAACACTATCAATTTGGGAAAGAAGTTTACTATATTTTAATCTTCCACCGAAGGAATTGATATCGGTTGATCTTGCATAGTTTTGAATTGCATTTACCACTCTACTATAGAGGTCTTCTCTACTTGTAACCAAACCTGGGTCATATGAAACAGTAGAGTCATACTCTACAAATAGATATTTCAAATCTAAAAACTCTTGTTTAATACCAGCAATAGTGTATTCCTTTAATTTGCTTTTGATTGTGCTTTTTGCCACATCAGATAGAAAATCACCATTTTTTGGTTTAATTGTAATAAAGACTTTGCCATATTGTGGTGGATCTAATTCTTCACCACCGTATGCAGAAACAGATTCAATATTAGGATACAGAAATGGGATCAAACTAGTGTAATCATTGGCAGTAACCGCTCTGTATTGCGATGCATAGACCCTAGGAGCAAGGTATTTGATGGTATCAATACTTTCTATCTCATCACCACTTGATGCTGCTTGTAGGGTCGTTATGGAGGATATATTATTTGTTACATTAACTTCGGATTCATTTTGGAAGTATGTTAATTGACCGGAGAAAGTGAAATTTGCTGCTCCATTTGCACCTGACCCGTTTGTTTCAATATAAGTTACTTCAATTATACTACCACTCTCTGGTTTTTTCCCTAAAATGTTATCACCAAAGAGAATTTGATATTTTTCATCAGAAATTTCTTGTATAAGGTATAAACGAGTGTCATTTTTTACATTAAGAATGTTTTCATATGGACTATATTCTTCTATAGCGGTTCCAATTACAGAAACACGTATTGTAGATGTATCAATATTACTATTTGGTAGAATATATTTCTGATCTGGTTGAGAATCATCTACTTTGAAGGTTTTTTTCAATAAATTTCCTTCATAAATCTCAATTCCAGAAAATGTTGCAAATCCTTCAGAATTTGGAGTTACTGTAATGTCGTCTGGAATTGAAAAAATGTAATTTGAATTATTTGCACCACCTAATGCAACTACTCCTTTCTTTAATTTAACAGATCTAGCGCCAAAAGTAGTTCCTAATGCCGTAGCACTAACATTTACATTAAAAGATATGTTTGCAATCGCTGCTCTCTTCGATCTGGGGACATATCCAATATTTCTTGCCAAAGATACAACATTTTCTCTCAATGTTGCACTGTCAATAAACGATTCATTTACTGCCATGTTGGTATTGTAGGCAGTAATATATGAATTATATGCTAAAGTATCAATTAAAACCGAAAAATTGGATCCTTCAAAGTCAAAATCCGTAAAATTACTATTAGATCTCAGATAATCCTTAATCTGAGCTCTTATATCATTAAAATCGAGGTTGGTAAACTGGTTGAATGACATTATACCCTAGACGGTTGTAAGATAAACTCTATATTTTGTGTCGGAAGTGGTAATCCAGTGATATCATACTCAATTTGAATGAACAAATCGTTAGTATCGCTCTGACCTTCAATAAAAACGTTAGTCAGGTCAATTCTAGGTTCAAAATTTTTCAACAATGTAATAACTTCTTCCCTTAATACATCATTATCAAATGTATTTAATTCAAAAAGTGTATCTCCGACAGATGTTCCTAATAAATCATTAAAAAATCTTTCTCCAAATTGAGTTCGGATTAGATTTATAACAGATTTTTTAATCGCATCTTCATTTTTAAGGATAGTTACATCCTTTGTTATGGGATGACGTTTAAAAGATAGACTTATATCTCTAAAACTGCGAGATTGCTTTACTGGCATCTGGTTTGATACACTTCAACATACTATCTATAATGGTTAATAACGATTTGGAATTGAATCGTAAGATGATTCTTCCATAATCACTTCTTTTTTGTTGGTATTAATGGGTTTTGCTTCATCATTAAGCACCTCTTTCAACTCAACAGGGGTTTCTTGGGGTGTATTCAATGGAAGTGCCCAATGGTCTGTAGTTAAACATGTAGTTCCCCATGTTTTTTTCATATATTCAGTGTCTCTATCGACTGGTGAGTTACCCATTTTCCTCCTTTTCTTGTGGATTTACTTCATCTTCGTATTTATTTTCACGCTCTTTAGCGGTTTTCCAGAAATATTCGTCTTCACGACCCATTCCAAGTCGATCAAATCCATTTTCAACCTGGTAATACTGCGTTGATACCTTGAAATCAGGCATCTTTGGTTCCATTGGTGTCAAACTATTG